CTACTAAAAGCCTCTATATCTAGTTCGTACTCGTCCTGCTTTCTCGGAGCTTAGGAGGATGTCCTGGCCGCTTATGCGTCCGTACACCTCTACAGCTCCTCCGTTGGATTTGCCTAACATACCTTGCAGCTTACTTAGTGGCGCTATTACCTCCGGATCCATTCTAGCGTTAGGATTGTCTCCGACTACTGCTAAAGTTTCGCCATAGGCTAACCCCCCTTTCGCTAGTTTTACTTGGTCTTTATTAGCTGCTATTTGTTTCATCTTACCCCTAGCAGCTCCCGCTAAAGCTAGAAGGGCTACCCCTGCAGCTATTGCTACCGGTCCGCTCATAGTTGCTAAAGCGGCTTTAATAGCGTCTACGGTAAAACCTATACTAAGAGCCATCTTACCTAGCTGCTCTGCTGTGCTTGCAAAAGCTCCTAATACAAATACTCCGAAGCCCTCAAAAGCTGACTGTCCAGTAATTAAGCTTTCGCCTAGTCGCATTATACCTTCGTGTATAATACCGTCCACCATATTAGTAATAGCTTGAGCGGCCATTTCTGCGTTAGCTTGTACTTGTACGCTATACTGCTTCCAAGCTAGCCCTACTTTAGATAAGTTGCTAGTAGTCTTTTCTGCGTCCTCATCGCTATACATATAGTCCTCCAAAGCTGAAGGATCTAAATTAGGTAAGCCTTCACCGCCACCGCCGCCAGTACTAGTACCATCACCACCACCGCCAGTACTAGTACCTGCGCCACCGCCAAAAGTGAACATACCCGTAAGCTTTGCCCAAGCTTTTTTAACGGGTTCCGTTATCTTATCTATTCCCTTTTGTACTCCCTCTTCAGTAACAAATTCTACTTTTTCTTTAGGGGTAAAGGTGTTTTCTAGGGCATCGTCGAAATTATCTTTTACTCCCGCAATAGTTTCGTCTACCGTATCAAGTACTGAATCTAACCCTCTTTTTAAAGCGCGTTTTATTCCTTCCCAATCGCCAGTAAATACAGCTACCCAAAAGTCCTTTACACTTTTTAAATACTCTATCAGTCCGTTAAATACAGCTTTTATAACAGTCCAAAAGTTTTTAAAGCTTAAAATAACATATTGAATAGCCCCTCTAAAAAACATACTCTCGTTATAGAGGTCTATAAAAAAGTTTATTGTCTTTACTAGTATAGGCCTTATCTCATCCCAAAACTTAATAGTTAAGCCAATAAGTAAAACTATACCCGCTACTACTAATCCTACCGGAGTAAGTAAAGCGCTAATAAGAGCACTTATAGCGGGAATTAGAACCCCTGCGGCAGCACTTATAAAACCTATTGCTGTCATTATTGGACCGCTAGCCGCTACTAAAGCGGTAAGCGTTAGTATTACCGTTTTGGTTGTTGTACTAAGATTTCTAAAGCCGTTTATAGCTCTAGTAAGGAAGTTAGCTATTTTAGTAACTAAAGGCAGTAAAGCAGCCCCTAGCTCTATACCTGCGTTTCTTAAACTGTTTAGCGTTTGCTGGAATTTAAAGCCGCTCGTTTGGCTTACATTTTTAAAGCCGTCGTCTACTATTCCGGTGCTGTTGCTTATGTTGTTTAGTACATCTGCGTAGGCTTCGCCCTGGGCTCCCGCCGTACCCAATACAGTACTAAGAGCTCTTACGTTTCCGAATACGCTAACTAGCGCTTCGTCGTTTCCTTTAAAGCTTTCGGTAAGAAAAGCTAGCGTAGACTGTAGGCCTTCTTCTCCTACCTTGTTTCTTAGGTCCTCGGAAGTTAAGCCTAAAGTAGCTAACGCCTTTTCAGCGTCTTGCGTAGGCTTTAAAAAACTAGTCATTACACCGCGTAAACCTACTACGGCCTCTTCTGCCGGTACACCCAAGCGCGTAAAGGTCGCTATATTAGCGCCTAGTTCTTGGAAGCTTATACCTAGCTGCGAACCTATACCCACTATACGCCCAAGGGTAGGAGCTAGGCTTTCCGCTTCTAGGTTACCTTCTCTTACTATAGCCGTTAAAGTGTCGGTAGCTTCCGCTGCCGTTAGGTTTTCTTTTCCGTAGGCTTGTAGTACCCCCGTTAAAGCTTGCGCTATTTGTTGGGTATCTCCTAAACCAATAGCGGAAGCTTTCGCGGATCGTTCTAATACTTCGGTAGCTTCTGCCCCTCGTAGACCTGCGGAGGCCACCGTAAAGAGTGCCTCACTTAGTGCCTGCTGGCTTTGTCCGGTTACAGCGCTTACGCCTTTTACGCTAGTCTTAAAATCGTCTAGCGCCTTGCCCGTAATACCTACAAGATTCTCAATTTTGCTAAAGCTAGTCTCTAGGTCCGTAGCCATCTTTACACCGGCTGCGCCAGCAGCGGCAAAAGGTAGAGTAACATTCCTAGTAATATTACCGCCTATACGTTTAGCACTAGCCCCAAACTTTTTAAGGCTGTTACCCGCTATCTTTAGGCCTCTTTTAAGGCCGGAAAGGTTAGCGCCTATGCTTACGTTAGTACTCGCTACGCTCTTTTTTGCCATTTGCTTAGTATTGCTTTAGCTTGTTCTTTACTTAGCTTCGCTTCTTTGTGTTTCTTTTCCCAAGGAAATACAGTAAGATCTTGGGGCTTTATCTTTTTGTTTTTTGGTAGCTCTAGGTTCACTAGTATAGTAGTACTCCAGCGCTCCCGCTCCCAGCTTTGCTGCTGGTTTATTTCGTACAAATTAAAAAAGCCTTTCAAGGCATTATTTAACTCTCTAGGCGTAGCATTGTAAAATGCTTCCGGTGTCCAGTTTAACTGCCCTAGGGCTAGCTCCTGGTAGCTGTCAAAAGTTAAAGGGGCTGCCGAGCTTTCGCCCGGCGCCCCGTTTACTTTTTTTCCTCTTCCGAGGCTCCAAAGCTTGAGCTAAATACGTTTAGGACCTTCTCCATAGCTTCCGGCTGTTCGTCTAGCCAGTCCGCTACTTCCTCTATGCTATAGCTATAAGGTTTTTTCTCTACCCTAGCGCCGTGCTTTAAACCGCACCAAACTAAAAAGAGTGCGTCTTTTAGCTTCATATTTTCGCCGAGGTTATCAAGGTCGGCCATAGTATAGCCGTTCTCCTCGGTAAATTCCATTAAAGCAGCGAAGCCAAACTTTACCGGTCTTTCTTCGCCTCCTATTTCTACGTATTTAACCATTTGCTTTAAGTGTGTTTAGTGTTCTATTAAGATACTACGCCGTAAGTTATAGCGCCGCTTAATTCAAACGTAGCTGAATAACTTACATTGTCCTCCATTCCGGAATTTATTTCCAAAGAAGTAACGTAAGCTGAAGCTTCCCAGTAGTGGTCCCCAGTTACCTCAGTAGAGAACTTAACAGTAAGCGTAGTGCGTCCGCTCCAAGCTGTCATAAGATCATCTACGCCGTAAGCTGCGTCTTCTGCGTATAGTGCAGATACCGAAATAGTACCGCTTTTAGTTGCTTCTAGTAAGTCTCTGCTTCCGCTAGAGTCCTTACTTGTTGCGTCTCTCGTATCCATTGATAAAGAGATAGAGCCCTCTGTAGCGTGAGCTATTAGAGTGCTTCCCGAATAAACCCCTAAAAGGGTTCCGTTCATAATGCCAGTAGTTGCCATTTTAATTCAAATTTATTTGTTCTTCTTCTATTACTTGCGGAGCTTCTGCCGGGGCTTCCTCTCCAAATTTTACAGCCTTTCCCGCTTCTATAAGCTCCTGGCCGTATTCGTTTACTACTGTTAAAGTTAGACCTTTAGCTAGCTTCTTACCACTAGGAGAGGTTACTTTTTTTGTTAGTGTTATTTTCATCGCTTAATTCTTAAAATGTACTCCGAGCTGCTTACGTAAGTCTCGGTAGCTGGATCGTTATCTACGTCCAAGTCTATAAACTGTATGCTGTCTATTACTACCCCTTCTACGGTTCCCGTGTAACGGTCTAAAGCCGTTCTAACTTTCTCCGTAAGGTCCGTTAGTTCGCTGTAAGTTTCTGCTGCCGCTACTATGTCGTAGCGTATTTCATCTAAAGTACTTACCCCGCTTTTAGTATCGCTGGGGCTGTTATCTTGTAGTACATATACAACAAAAGGAAAAGCCGCGCCTTGCGCTGCTATCTGCGGGTAAACCTTAGTACCTATTATAGCGCTTACGTCGCTATCATTAGTAAGGATAGAATATATAGCTTTGCCTTCGTTCATTATCTACTGAGCTGGTATATGCTTTGCTT